TGTCCATTCTGTTCCTGTAAAGGTGCAGTGGAAGGGAGTGTCATTTAACAGCTCTATTTTTGTGTAAAGATTTTCACCCATAACAGGGAACTTGAACTCACCATCGTCGAGGGATAATCCTCCAAGGACGTTGTTTTGAGAACCTAGGTTTCGACCTGAAAAAGTATACTCATAAGGATTACGGCCTCGGTTAGTTACTCTTGCAGAAAACTGAGCGGTGTCTTCATATTGAACAGAAAGATATCTTATAGATACTCGACCATCCTGAATTGCCACTTGGCCTTGTCCTTTGTCCTCTTTTAGGAAGAAAGGTGAATACTCATAACGAAACGAGAAGTTTCTTCCAATAACAGCATTGTCATAATCAGCACCCGTGTAATCACCTATAGCGGTGAATGATGTGCTAGATATACGAGTAGTGTTTAAGAGGTATCCTCGAGGCGCATTCTGGTCACTCTGCACAAACTCAGCGGTGGCTGGAGTCGGATGTGGCAAGGTGAAGGTAGTAAGACCAGTGGCGGCATCATATACCCGAGTGCAGTCTGAGAACTTGAAACTATGATCTAGGTGTATCGGAAAAGATGATGAAGACCTAACTGAGTCTTCTTCAATATTTATTTTTTCCAAATACAAACCATCACCAGCATAATCCACTAAGAGAAACATATCGTTATCTACAAGGGTGAAATATTTAACATCACCATCAAATAACCATTTTCCCCACGATGATTGAATTTTACCTTGTGTACCTTGAAAGTATTTATAGCAGTACATTTCGTTAGGGTTGTTACCTAGTAGAAATATACTCGATAAACGGCTAGACCCACTTACATATTGAACAGGGGATTTAATGTATTCAGGTATTTGCGCTGATACTTCATCTGCGTTCTCAGTGTTTAAATCATTATCTACGAAATACTCCATGAATTTGGAGTTGGTTCCTGTATCATCTGCAAAATAAATATAAGCACCCACCTGTACGGGGGTCTGGGTTCTAGAGCAGTTAAAAGCTGACGCAAAGGTCAGGGATGCTGTTTTTGGGGAGAGTAAATCAGCCGAGTCAAGAATGTACTGCGTCCGATCTGAAAAGATCAGGAGTTTCTTGTTAAACGGGATTGCAAAGTTCAGGAGGGTTACCTGTCCTGTTACAGCGGCAATATCAATCGGGTCGCTGTCCACTAATTGGGCTACAGTTGTGCGCCAAAAGTTTTCGAAGTAATCGGCTTCAGATAGGATGACATTTTCATCAGATAAGAAACCCATTCGGCCTCGATGAATAAAGATGTCATTAATAGGCTTCCCGATGAAGCTTGGGTCACTATTGGTCTCATCATCGCCAGCAAACAACTCTGCCCACGTATGTTCACCAAATGTAAATTCATCAGTGACCGCATCGTATGCTAACGTATGTGGGAGGGTTGAGGCAGTAATGGTTCGCTTTTTGTTATAACCGAAGGTCTCAATCCACAACTGTCTGCCAGCATCAAATACAACGTAGTAATCATCACCATCAAATCCAGGCTCACCTAGGATACGGACAAGGCGTCCATCTTTATCCTGTGAGGGTAAATCCTCAAAGCTTGTTAGCTCAGACTTGAAAGCCCTCATGGCGTTACCGCCGTTACCCTCGTCGATTTGAACGGTGTCGGTTGCTGGGAGAAAAAGGGATATAGTGGAGTTATGTCTACTTACTGTGTAACCAGCAGCAGCTAAATCATCTGTTAATTCTTGAGCGATTTCTTCAGTACGTTCAACTGCATTAGCAGCTTCCGTGTTAGCACCTGTAACGAAGTTAGCCTTCAGTACATTGTTGATGTATACGGCATAGTTTGAGTTAGATAATGACCCTTTAATAAAGATCGACCAATAACGGGTAGGGTCGAGCCGAGCGGGGGTAATACTAGCTTCACTAGTGGTGGCTGCTGCTGCGATCACGGTTCTATTAAGAATGAAGATTGTATCCCCAACCGTAATGGTTTTGCAGTTTTCCCGTGGGTTTGCATCAAAGTCTAAGTAAGGTGAAGATAGAGTACCGTTGACAACCTTAGCTGCCCCCGTGTCATCATAGACTTGGATGGCATTATCTTGGAATGTTACGAAGAATTTCTTACCATCAAAACGCTGGAAGAAGTGTCCTTTTACATTACCTACAACACTGTTTCCCACACGGGCTACAATTTCACTACCTGAGCGTTTCTGTAGGCCAGATACCAATGATGCCCAGCCGTTCTCCATCTCAGTACATGAATTCTGTAACCGAAGAGCTGGAGGCTGCTGACTGACACCGTTGAACATATTAGGCATTGAGCCAGCAACAAGAGCCATTAATAATTCCTCCGAACTGGGGCGTTACGAGCCACTGTGGTGTATGTTGAGTAACTGTCAGTGATCATATTATGATCCCCTGTTTCAGCTTCTTCATGCTGCAACAAAGCCCATGCCTGCTGCTCATCACCACGGTTGAATTTAGATAAAGACTCAGAGCCTAGAGTTCTCTCTTGGAAAACTCGAGATGACCGCATGGTAATGTACCTACGGGCAGCTTCAGGAATCTCATCGAAATCTAAGGCAACTGTCAGATGTAATCTCAGTGCGCCTGTAAAAGTATATGTGTTGTCTTTTCGGTCATACAATTTCATTCCTCGTTGTACGACATCTAGACTGCGATCTTTCTCAACCGTATCAACACGAAGTGTGTTTGCAGGGAGAAGGATTTGATTTGAAATATTAGGTGAGATGGTATGAACCTCAGTGTTCCAGTGCCAGCCGTTAGACTGAACTTCACGAGATACTTCATCAATAATTGAGGAGGCAACCTGAGCGTCCACTTGAAGTCCTGTGAGTGAAGCAACTGGAGCTTCGCCTATGTTTGTTAGGCAGACGTTCACGGCCTCTAGTTTGGTAGTAGGGATCAGTGCCATGTTTTTTCCTCTTAGGTAAAAAGAGAGACCCCCGAAGGAGCCTCTCTAATTGTTTGCTTAGGCAGACTGAATCTGCACAGCAGCTTCGTTGCGTAGTACGCCATGACCGACGGCATACTTAGCTACCATGAGTGTACCCTGACGACGGATGTCGTACTCGGACTCTGTAGCCAAATCCATGAGCTTCACAGTACCGGCAGCAGATGGATGGAATACCAGTGCTGTGGTGTTTGCAGCGTTAACAGCCTGACGGGTTGATGTACCAGCATCAACACCAGCGGTGATGTTTGTAGTCGGAAGGTTATTTGACTTCAGAACATTGATGCCAGCAACTTGCATAACTTTACCTGAAGCGGTAGAGCCGTTTGCGGTGTTGCCAAAGTCAACATTGATAACCTTTGAGCTGTTAGCCAGCAGATAATACTGCTCAGGCTTCACAACTACGTAGCGGTTATCTTCAGGGACGTTCTTCTCATCGAGAGCCTGAGCTGCGTCGAAGATAGCTGCGATCATATCGTCAGCTACAGTTCCTGAAGTTGCTGAAGTGATAACTGTACCGATCATGTCGGCTTCACCAGACACTGTCGGTGTTGCATCATTAGCGGCCTGAATTATGGTTTGCAGAATGTGCTTATCCATCTGGTTAGCCAGAGCAATACCCATCTCACGAGAGTATACTGAGCGAACATCATAGTGGTTCTTTGCTTCATCGATGTTGGCAATGAAGGTTGAAGCCAAGAGAAGATCGTTGATTGTGATGATCTTCTCAGCGTGGTTGATGCTGTCACCAGTGATCTCATCGCCAGGGGTATGGTAATCAGCAGATGTCCGACCCATTACAGGGAACTGAGCTGACTTACCGTTTGCAATTGTACGAATCTGATGCTTGTCCATCATGATGGTCTGCTGCTCAAATGCAGTCAGAACTTCACCAGAAAAGACTTTTAGGAAGAGGGCGTCCTTATCGGAACCCCCGTTTAGTGCGCCTAAGCGTGAAGGAGTAGCGTTAGCCATTTTTGTTGTACCTCATTGTACGAGTTAAAATAAAAGGTTTTAACCTCAGATTACTCGCCACCTTTCCTTCGAGGTTGTTCCCCGCAGGGAGCCAGAAAGTACAAATGGTCTGTGTTCTTTAGGTCTTCATGCCTCGGTTTTTATTACGAGACATTATTGAAAGATTATTAACTGAGTTATTAAGAGTGTTATTATCCCGATGGTGGACATCTTTGCCGTCACCCTTTCGAGCTAAACCCTTATTCACCATTAACCGACGAGCTGCGTTTCTTCCTGCCCGTCGCTTTTTTTGCTCGGGCTTGGAATGGTAATCAGCGTATTCTGCTGCGTAATTCCTAGCCATTTAGTAATCCTTACATGATGTTTGAGCGAGACAGTTTTGAAGCGACCTGATCACGGAACGCTGGGTCAGAACTGTATCTAGGGTCTGCCATATCTGCTTTCATCTGAGCTAAACTCGAGTAAGCATCGACAGATGGGCGGGATTGACCTGACAAGTTTCTTGCTGGTTCAAAACCCTGTTGAGCCTCATACATTGAGCGGAGACCCTGAACGGCAAACTTGGTTTCTTCCATGTCACCGCTATTCACTGCTCGGTTGTAGGCATCAACTTGTCCGTCAGACAAGTTATCCGCTGCCCAATCAACCATAGAGTTATAGTTTTCTTGACCACCTACGGAGTCATAAACCTCGTTTGTGGTGCTTTGTAAAAGAGACTGTTGTCCCTCGATATAGCTGTCCACAATTTCTCGTGGGATTCCAGCTTTCTCAAGTGTTTCATAAGATTGATCCGTAAGACCCTCATTCTCCCAGTATTCTTCACTGAGTGAGTTAAAATCTAGACCAGCTTCTTGTACAGCCTCACGAGCGATCTCTTCAGAGCTTTCATCATCAGAAGAATCCGCACCTCTAGTCTCGCTTTCTCCCACATCAGTCTGTCTAGACTTCGTGAAATTAGATTGAAGTTCTTCATATGCTTTCTCTAAGTCCTCGTATGAGTCAAATTTTCCCAGTATCTTATCATTAGAAGGTGACTGCGCCTCGTCTTGAAGCGCAGCCTGTTCTTCCAATGATGGGTTATGATCTGGGGATTCGATATTAACCGTTTCCGTTGCCATCATTTAATCCTTGTTGGGCTATGTCCATTGCACCTGGGGTTGCTTTCTCAGCAATCCTGCCCATCGTTTCATTCATCATCATTTCTTGTTGAGCTTCGGCTGCTGCTTGCTGCTCTGCTTGAATGTCTTCTTGAGTCTTAACCAAACCATCCATATCAATACCAAGAGCTGTTCCAATACGTGTTATGTAATCAGATACGTTCATATATTGAGCTACGGCCTCAGCCCCGAGAGGTTGAAGGGCGGTGAGGAAAGCGTTGTACTTGTTCAAGTCATGACCACGGCCTAAAGCTTCCAAACCTGTTACAATAGCAGGACGGACAATACCTTTAGGTAAAGCTGGAAGCCTCTTGGCTTTTGTCATCCGATCCATTAAGCGATTAACCAAAGGAAGCTGGAATTCCTGACTCAGGATCGAATACACACCACCTAGGGCGTCCTCGAGTTCCTTTGCCATAAAACGTACTTCTTCAGCGGTCACACGTTCACCAGAGCGTTGTACTGCGCTGTTCATAAGGAAAGCGTAGGACAGGCGTTCTGTGATGGTACGGATGGTGTCATAAGCAACACGCATATCAGCGTACTTCTCAGTCTGTAGGACAGAAACCTCATTGGCATTTCCAGCCACGATAGCGCAGTTCTCCGCTTGGGAGATGTCACGCATACGGGTTGTGCCATTAGGGTTAACCATAAACAGTACTTTAGAAGACGCCGCTGCGGCCTCTACGACGGCCTTAGACAGGCCTTCAAGACTAATTAGGTCTCCTAGGTACTCATCGACATAAGAACGTCCGTAGGACTCTGAGTCGATCCGAGTCCAACGCAAAGCTAACATAGGTGATTTATCAATAGGCCAGCTACCACCAGAGTCGGGGATAATCTGTCCTTTGATTTCCTGATACATACGCCATGTTTTACCATCGAGGTACATATGGGTATAAAGGGCAACCTTTTTACCGTACTCAGCTTTCATGTCAGATTCAGGGTCAGCACCGAGGGCTGCAAGTTCTTTTTCTTCAAGAACTGCTGGTGATACTTCTTCTTTTGTAATGATCTCTAGGACATTACCATAAGGGTCTCTGGTAACGACATAACTGTCTAGACGGAATACTCGTATCCCTCCACTTTTTGGGAGATAGACAAGGACGTTACCGCCTACGATGAGATGTTTTAGGGCTTCAAAGATAGGAGAGCGGAGACCAGTTGTTTCAATTTCCGTCATAACGGAACGCTCAATCTGGTTTAGGCCTTCTTCTACTTTTGCCCTTGCACCTTCTTCACCAGTCAGTTCCATCAATGTCTGGTCGTCTACCTGAAGACGGAAGAAGGGAGAATTAGGGGGCAGGAGTGAGAGCAATAATTTAGATGCGAGGTTATTTACACCTCTTGCACCTACACCTTGATATGGCGTGTTGTATTCCGTAGCCGAGCTATGACCACTCGGAGGTACGAGAGTTGGTATCGTAACCTCTGAGCAGTCTCTAGCTCGGTTTAGGAACATTTCACGCTCAACGGCAAGTTGCTCGTAGCGTCCTGCACAGGTCTTACCGTTGTGCATAATATTATACTCCTACGCCACCTGACGAGTTGCCAGAGGAACCAGAGGAACCTGTGATTGAAAGAGCTGAACTCTGGTACGGTTTTGTTCCAGATGCTTTCTTGCCCTTCATTCGTTTTTTACGTTGCTCGTCTGCGCTTGTTGCCTCAGTCGGCGCACCTTGCTCCAATACAGGAGGCGGTGGTGGCGGCGGTGGAGGAGGTGGCGGCGGCTTTGGTTTAGATGATCCAAAACACATCAAAAATTCTCCAATATATTTTCATTTTGTTGTTCATAAACTGCCCTTAGATGCCGAGCGACTGAGGCAGCACCTGATTTAAACCAGACTTCCTTAGCTTCATTATCTATATTAGGGCAACGATCAGGAAACATCCTCTCAAGGTAATCGAGAAGAGCTTCATTTATTACTGGTAATTGACTAGACGCCACATGAACCTCCTGTGCCGCTGATGTCACAGATGTCGTGTGTTTCTACGTGTTCCTCAAATTCTGTGCCGAGCTTTTCGACCGCTTCTTTGTAAGGAACTGATACCAAAGGTTGACCACCCCGACTTCCGTCTGGGTAGCACGTAAAGCCTCTGAGCCTGTGGGCATAGGATGCCAAAGTGCTAGCGAAATCATCTACTGTATCCTCATTATTTAAAGCACTTCCCCATGAAGGAAGGTTGATTGTTGAGCTAATAGACATATCCACATAGTCTTGAACATCGGCCTGAAATTTCATTCGACGCTCATAATCTTCAGCGAGGTCAAGTGCAGACTCGATCTTATCTGGGTTGGCTCCATACATATCGATCAGCTCTTGTGCTGCTGAATCCACGACGTATTGGTAGTGCCAGCGGTTGCCACCTTTTAGATAACGACGCTTGTAAGCCACAGCAAAAATAGGCTCAAGGCCAGTACTAGTGCCAGCCAAAATGCCAATAGAACCTGTAGGGGCAATCGCCCTGTTAGCAACAGGACGGGAGACACTATGACGATCAGCAAAACTGCGGCTAGTGATGTCAGACTGACCTTTATAAATTGCCAGCCATTGGTGAAGCTCAGGGGTAACCTCATAGCGAGACCCTTTCTTCACTAACCATTCATGCATCCCCATAAGGCCAAGCCCTAGGCGACGGTTCTTCTCACGAGTTTCGTAAACAGCTCTATATGGGAGCTGGGCTTTCATAGTGCCGCAGATTAAGAACTTAGTTGCCAGATCAACGATATCCTTAAATTCTTCGATATCATCAACACGGCCTAGGTTAATACTTCCTAAGTTACAAACGTCACTATCATCTGCGCTGGTAACCTCAGTACAAGCATTACGAAGGGTTTCATTCTCTTTATCAAAGAAGTTAAAGCTAAACCCTGGCTCTGCTGACTGCATGGCTTGTTTTACATTCTGCTTGAATACGCTTCCGACATCGCCTGTTTTCCAGTAATTGAGCAGCCATTCAGTGTCGTAGTTCACACTAATGTTTGTCATATCTAAGGGAGCTGGAAAGTTGAAGTCTTCTTGCTTAATATCCCACAAGGTTTTACCAGTGCTTCCAACCGGCATTGATTGCCAGTCTTTAGCTTTCAAGAAATCTTCGATATCACCATGCTTCCAATTTAATGAAGCATAGATGGCTGATCTACGACTACCGCCTTGCATGACCCTCCGACCAATCTCATTGATCATGTTCATCTTAGGGATAGCACCAGATGCTTCTCCACCAGTCCGGCTAATGGTTGATCCGGCAGGACGGTAGATGCTGTAATCAACACCAATTCCACCACCTGTCATCAGACAGCTCTCGGATTTCCAACTAAGGTTAGCCCAGTCTTCACGGCTATCTTCTTCAGCTTTTAAGAGATAGCAGTTGTTGAAGAATTTATTAGGACGACCAGCATAATAAAGGTATCGACCCCCAGGAATAAACTTGAGTTCTGTGATGTATTTCTGAAGCTGACTGCGGTCTTCCTTAGTCATATGGTCACTACATACATCCTCGACGAGTGTTCTTGAGAGGTCTGCCCACGTTTCACATCCGTCGTGAGCGTATTTGAATTTGAAGATGTCCTCACTAAATTTAGAGCGGAACATCGGGTTGTTATTTGATTTAAAAGCCATGTTTATTATACCAAGTCTAATAGGTTAGGGGGTGTGTAGTTTTTGCCTTTGAGGACTTTGCCGTCCTCTCGCTTGACTGGTTTTCCGTCTACTAGCTTGGACATATTACTTTCATGTACACGAACGAAGGCTGGTTGCATCTGTAAGCCAAAGGCATCAGCAAACCCTGAGATAACGTACTGACAATCAGCCAGCTCTTTCAG